GGCGGTAAATTAAGCCCCGGTATGCCGGTGCTCAGCCTGTACTTAGCATCCCTGCCCCCTAAATCTTCGATTATCAGACGCCGCATGTGGCTGTATTCCAGCTTTCTCTGACCACACCACTTCTTGAACGGGGTAGGCAACATGTACATCACATTAGTGTCCACCTCTATCCTAGCTACAATCTTGTATAAAGGTTTTTCATACTCTGTTGCATAGACCGATAGCTCTGGGTCGTCCGTAGATTCCGTACTATCTATTTTTATTACGTTGCGATTGTTTTCGGCTAGGTACTGGGCAAGTATGTCCCTTATATCCACTACAGCAGCAGTGGTGTCGCTACGCGCCTTCCGTAGCATTTTGCATACCCAATCCTCTAGGTTGGCTACATTAAGATCATGTAGCCCTATCCGTTGTGCAATACTCATCCCAGTTAATGCAGCGGCGGCTTGCCATAACCAGTAGCGATTTTGTGCTGTTAGTCCCGTACGCTCTATGAGTTTATTGACGTAAGTAAGCAACAAACCTTCAGCAGCTTTCTGATTCTTCACTAACTTCTGTATATAAAGTTCTCCAGCCTCCCCGTAGTTGTTATCTAACAACTGATTTAGTTCGATGCCCTCTTTGGTAGTGTCAGCGTCTTCTTTGAGTTTTACCAAAGTTTCCGCTTCTAACAGACGTTGCGCTTCTCCTTTCGGATGCTGTCTAAAGTCGGCTGATATGGTGTCGAGGATGCCTGTATTACCGCTTGTCGGTACCAGAGTAGCCCACGGCTTGCCTCTGTAACGCTCTACAGTCTCCCCAGAGTTACCCCGCAAACGATTCCTTTGCATACCCTGACTGACTGCATAAGCAAAGCTACTAAGGTCTTTACCCTCTTTATTAGACAACTCGTCTAAGTACACAACGATATTCTTGTATGTCTCTGTAACTTTCCACACAGAAGCAAACGTATCTTCCCCTTTCTGTACTACCAACGAAGGGTTGCCCCATACTGAAGCCCCAGCAAACTGACCAGTAGACTTACCAAAGCCGGACTCAGTGCTTTTCAAGTGGAAGATACTGCCAGCTATCTTTGGTGCAAAGATCATCAATGGTGCAGCGAATGACATAGCAAACATATACTGGTGGGGTTCAAACCCCGGCTTATCAAAAAACTTAGGGATTTTTTTCCATTCTTTTAAAGTCCCGGCCTTATCAAAATGAGCAAAGTACCCCTCTGTTATTGAACTAGGGTAGTTAGGCTTAATTTCTTTAGGAAAAATCTCCCGATCTCCTAGAATGAAAGACTTGTTATTTTCAGTCCAACCAAACTGCTCAGCTACAGTATGCTCGTCCATATGTTCTTCAGCGTGATCTACAAGAGCCGCTACAAAGTTCATAAGTAGCGCAGGGTTCATAGTGAAAACACCACGTTTAGTCAGCTCTACTTTAAATGTCTCCCTACCAACAAGTTTATAAGCCGGTATCATGAAGTCCCGTATACCATGCCGCTTAGTATGGTGACGAAATATAAAAGAAGTCCCAGCTACCCTGTCGCGTAATTTGCGTATGATATACAGGTCAGTACTGAGTATTTCCCTCACCTCAGTATTGCCATCTTTTATCTCTCTATGCCCTATACCGCCGCCTTCGTATCTGAAATACGGCTTCGGATATTTGGGGATAGTTACTGTAGAAGGTGTGGCTTCCGTGTTCTTTGTGTCTAACGCAACCTCACTATTGTCTGGAACTTCTACTGTGTAGCTTTCCTCAGACGCCTCGTTTGGAACTACGGCTAGACTTATCGGACTTTTAAACCTGTCGTTATCCTTATGTGGGCAACCTTCACAACCCTCTGGGTACTCTTCTTCAAATCTTGCACAACCGTGCGGTGCCTCGATGGTACGCGCTACGTTATTTGTTTCTTCTTCGGTGTAATCTTTATACCCACTAGATATAGCGTGTACGTTCTCCATACCACGCGCATCGCTTATATCTATATCGGAGAACTTTGCTATGGACATAACGTGCGTCCACAACGCGTAGCTTATTGAATCAGGCTCACGTATGGCTCTGTCTATCTGAGCACAGCCCGTACCGTTTACTGTTTTATCTAGCAGTACTTCAAATCTTTTTATCACTCTGTTGCCCAGAGCGTTCTTCATATCCTCCTGATCTTCTTCTGAAAATTCTTGTGTAGAAAGAACTGGTATCAAATCTTCTGGCAGCTTGGATGAAAACTCTTCCAAACTAACTACGCCATCATTGTGGTTATACACAGTGCAATCTAAAGGGGTGCTAGTCTTGTGGTTACGTGTCCCCGGTACGCGTAATATCCGAGCAGCATCCGCAGTAACTTGTACGTCTGCTTTAAACCCTGCATGTTTGCAGGTTCTCTTTAATTGTTCCGCAACGGCAACCCATTCGTCTTTGCCATACGGTTTATCTAACACCCAGTAAACATGCCAACCACGCCCTGAATCAACAAGGATAGATTGTTTTGGTAGGGTGTAGCGTTTTATAAACTCTTTTAAGGCTGCATAAGCCTCTGTCTTAGTTGGGTAGTCTTTTTCTTCACCGCAATCTATATCGAGAAATAAAGTCTTTAACTGCTTAACATTGTTCTTTTCGCGCTTTTCTGTGTTAAACGTAGCTAGAGCTACATACACATTATTGTCATTATCATTAGCAGTATTTATATGGGATAGAGCATCTTCTTTTGTTTCTGAAAACTTTACATCAATCCCATCTTTCATTCCGACTGTGCAATAAAAACCCTCGTTTCCTAAGACAGTATTTAAAAACTGTCGAGTATCCATAAGTCATATGTCGTAGAGAAAGGACGCCCCGAAGGGCGTCTCAAATTAAAGGAACAAAAGTTATTAATCGTCAAACTCATCAAGCATCGAAGACAAGTCGTCATCAGCCGGTGGCTTTTTCTTTGTCTCACGAACTTTTGGTTCTTCTGGTTCTTCTGGTTCTTCTTTGGGAGCTTCTTTGGGGGCATCAGTTGAAACAGCATCGAACATGCTATCTTCGTATTGAGTGAACCCTTCTTGCTTATCAAACACAGAACCCTGAGTGTTCTCTTTAAGTTTAATAACTTGTACTTGCCGCAACCGTAGAGACACGCTGCTACCCATACCACCACTATAGGGGATCAACTCTACAAACAAGTTTACAATACTACCTGTAGTGAGTTGAAAATCATCGGGCAAAGGTTTAGTTGCAGCGTCGAATTGCTTAGGTGGGTTCTTGTAAGAAGCAGCTATCTTAGCCTTACCTACAATACCGCCATCTTCAGGCTTCTTAAACGGCATAGATAAGCCGGGCCAATCTTCTTCTCGTGCTTCTTCGTAGGCGCTAGTCATAGCAGCTAGTAGCTCTTTAGCTTGCGCTTTGTCCATCTTAAAGCTCATGCTGTATTCAGCGCCTTGGTCAGTAGCTGCACAAGGTACAGTGCCGCCCTTACCGCTCTTACCGCCTGTAGATGAGAAATGGTAAGGCTGGTCTAGTCGTGGGTATAACGCCTCCACGCCGCGTATCATAAAAGTATTTTTGCTCATATCGCTCTCGTATTAACAAGGATTAAATTGCTTTGGCTTTTGTAGCCAAGGTTAGGTATTACAGTACTACTCTTGAACGTATACTCCTTCCCCTTCAACAACGTCGAATACACTTTCAGTATTGTTGTTCTGTGAGGCGTTAGATTTAAAAACAAGTTTCACTAATTCCTTAGTGTCTGGGTCTTTCTGCGCGTGCATCGCAATTAAAATTTCATTTTCTTCCAAAGGGCGCACTGCTTTAAAATAAAGTTTAGGTATGTGTGAGTCTTCATCAAACCTAGCCTCTACAAGAACAGTAGCTATTGGCGTCTTGTTGCTATTCAAATACTTTGCAAACGCTTGCATTGACATCTTCTTTTGATCGCTACCAAAAATACTGGTAGACGGAAGGTCAAGTTGGTACACCGTATCATCAGTAAGCTCACCATCATCGTCAGTTAGCATGATCGCAATGCGTTGCCGAAACCGACACGCACGGGAGTTACCTTGTCCGGAACCTTTTATGTTTTGCTTACAATCAAAACATGTAATGTGTTGTTTACCTTCAAGAACATTCTTAGAAGGTCTCCCACTTGCATGATCGTCAGACCAACAAGTGGGGGGGTTGTGTTCGCCGGGCACGAACTGCCCAGCATAATACATTCTGGAAATTGGTGCAGTCTTTACTATTACAAGTTTTAAAACACTGCTTTCCAATACCTCCGTTTCTTTACCACTAACTACTTTGCGAAACGCATTCTCTCGAATACTTATCCGATTGATATCTGATTTTGAAGCCTCTGGTTTTAACTTAGAAAACAAGTTCTTATAGCTATCAGGCAACCCATCAGATGTCATCATCTAGCTCCGCTAGCAAGTCTTCTATTTCAGAAGGCGGTAAAACCTCACCCTCCAGTGGAACATCTGTAGCAGTTGTTTCGTGTAAGTTATCTGCGGCTTTCTCAACTGCTGCTTCATACTTACCCTTTGGTTCTTCCTTCCGCAGTGCAGCAACTACATCTTCCACACAGAAACGGTAGGTATTACCGGCCTTTATATAAGTCTCACGCGGGACGAACCCGCGCTTTACCCACTGCCTAACCGTAGACACTTTGACACCTACGTGTGCAGCTAGTTCATCCAAAGTAACGTACTTTGTATCTGACACTATTTTTTCCTCCGTACAGTTATAGTGTATTCGCTATCAGCGTTTAGACCGGGCGGTAGTTTGTCAGGATTCTCCTCAAGGAAGGTACGCATGTTGGTTTGATGAAGGCGTTTCTCCATCAAGTCCATAGCACCATGCTCCATGATAAACTTGTTCATACTCTCCCAATCAGAAGTCCAAAACTTGGTTCTAACTGATCGGTAGAAAGTACCTGTTGCAGTCCGTACTGACTCAGCGCCAGTAGATTCGCAATGTTCGTTGAGCACTTGTTTAAATTTATCCAGCTTCTCGTCGAGCGCACTAAGCTTAGTGTTCATTTCACTAGTAATAGCAGCCTTTCGATCACGGATTTTTATACAAGCGTCAACAAGACGGTCTAAACCAACTTCTTCAGCTTCGGTCATTACATCGTTCTCCTTTATATTTTAATTAGGAGGATTGATTATATGTACAGTGCTTTTACATTTCAAGTACTTCATTGTACAAATCTATTATTTTTGTATGCACATCTATTCTTTGGTCAAGTAGTTTGTATACTCTTTTCTCAACCGGGGAACCTTGTAACTGTACGACTGTACAAGGATGCTTTTGCCCAGACCGATGCACGCGTGCATTAGCTTGAGCATAAGTTTCTAGGGAAGCCACTGGCCCCCACCATACGATAGTGTTTGCTGCGGTAAGGGTGACACCATGCGCTGCGGCTTGTGGCTGTATTATTAGGACTCTGGGGTCGTCCGTGTCTTGGAATTCTTTAAACAGTTGGGTGCGCTTTGAAACACTTACGTCCCCCCGAATGATGCCGTTAGATATTTTGTCCTTAAAAAGTTTCTCAGATAGTATGTCGATGACGTGCTTAAAGGGCACAAAGATCAAAACCTTCTGGCTTGTCTCATCAATAACTTCCTTCAGTACTTTGTATCGGTTCTTGATATCAAATTCTACCGTCTCTCCACTATCGGCGTAGACTGCACCACAAGATATTTGCAGTAACTTATTCATAGTTACAGCGGCGTTTGGTGCAGTAACTTGCTCTCCAGCCGCCATTGTTAGCATGTGACTGCGTATAGCTTTGTAGTATTTGTTCTGTTGTGTTGTTAGTTCGATCTCACGCTTGGCGTACGTCATTTCTGGTAAGTCGAGGCATTGTTCTTTCGTGTACCGTATTGCTGGCTGTAATGCTGCATGTACTTTATTTACAGCATTGTCTTTAGGAACCCACTTAAATTGAGTCACTTTGTACATAACCATCTCACGGAACGCGGAGAAACTACGCGGTACAGCTAATGGGTTAATCATTTTGGCTAACCCGAAAGCATCAAGGGGGGACTGAGCAGCAGGAGTACCCGTCATCATCCACACCCATGTGTCGGGTTTTATTATTCTGTTAAGTACTTTCCAGCGTTTTGAATTTGCGTTCTTATAATGTGTGGCTTCATCTACAATTATTAGATCGTACTCGGCCATCTGTATATGATCTTCTACTATCTCGACGCCATCATAGTTAATAATCACAAAGTCTGAGTCGCCTGAGATTATTTTACGGCGTTTATCTTTTGCTCCGTGCGCTATATCCACACTACGGTGCATAGCGAAGGTAAACAGGTCAGCCCTCCATGCAGAATCCATAATCGACAAAGGGCAAATAATCAGTACTTTGTTAATAACCCCTTGTTTGAGTAAGAAGTCAGCAGCCCAGATAGCAGAGGCAGTTTTTCCTGTACCTTGTTCGTTAAAGCAAAACGCTTTCTTATTTAGTGTAAGAAAGGATGATGTAGTCTTTTGATGCTCGAAAGGTTTGTATCGGCCCGGCCAATCGTACTGACCTAGTATTGGGGACGGTACATTCTTGACGTTAAGATTGCGTAGCACTCGTGCTTCGTCTACACCCCACTTAACTAGGACTTCGTTGTTGCCGAGATCACGGCTAGTCGGTATGGCTGTTGTAATTCTTTGGGGGTCACGAACCCGCAGGCGTAAACCCCTGTTATCAACTACTCGCATTTAAGTTACCCTACTAGTTTATCTGGATACTTAGCAGCCATTGCTAGAAGTTCGTTTCTATTTTCAATGGCTTCCGGATGATCACCAGTAACGCAGAGGCTCCTTAAATCTTCTTCTGGGCTGTATTTTAAGTTGTAACCTCTAGGGTACGCACCCTCTACGGTACAATGGGAAGACCTATGCCCTTCTCCCCCACTTAGTCCGTGGTAATGCCTGCCTCCGCATTCTTCGCACACAAAGACATATTGTCTGCCACGTATGTAACAATTTACTGTAGGTATTTCGTCTTGCATCTCATCATTCTCCAGTTTATTTCTTTTTCTTTTCGCGTTTACTAGTTTCAGAAACTAATCGCCCTTTAGAGTCTCGCTTGAACGATCTGTTCTTGGACTTGCTTTCTATCTTAGTTCCATGAGAGTTCTTGCCACCTTTGCTCAGTGCTTTCTTGTGGCTAACGTCCTTGCCCTCTCGCTTGTCGGCTTTGCCGTTCTTGTTTTTATCCACACCTTCCTTGTCTATCTTACGCCGTGCACGCTGCCGCTCCATACGATCAGCATGTTCACCACGCTTCTTCTGTTGCTCGTACTCCTTTTTATACGGACGTTTCTTTTTTGTATACGGCATCACCTTCTCCCGTTATGAGGACACTCTAGTATAATGCAATGAGCCTTGCACAATCCAGTGGGTCTCGGATTCCATACATCAGTTACAAGGGTCTTTTCTAAAATCCCATATTTGGTTAACCACTTCTCCCACAACTTTGATTCGTCTTTTCTTTCGTAGGTTTGTTTAATTAACTTGTTACACACAACGAACAACAACCCGGCTTTTACTGTATGTATCTCAGGGAAGTGTTTGAATACACACAGGGTCATAAGCTCCAACTGCCCTACGTCAGCGTACTTGGCAGATTTACCCGTCTTGTAATCAAAAACTCTGGCTACCCCTGCGTCTTTATCCAAAATAATTAAGTCAGCTACGCCTCGATACCAAACATCATCAGCAAAAAACTCACAAGGTTCCAAGTTTGACGTAATGCCCATCTTGTATTCACAGAGCTTCTCGCCCGACATCGCCAACAACTTATCTAATACGTTTTGTGTGTAATCAAATCGTGGGTCTAGTTCGCTAACTACCCCACCTACGTAATCCTCCGCTGCCTTGTGGTACTCATTACCGTACCGCATTGCTTCAGTATTGAAGTTTTCTTCGTAGTCCTTTGCTACCTTCAGGTGGTAATACTTTTTCGGGCATTGCTCAAAAGTCTTTAGGCTACTGAAAGACCATGCTGTTCTCGTACCCATTCGATACACTCTCCATAATTCTTCCCGATTTCCACATCCCCACGGACGGGTAGACCAGAGGCCCATTCGGGGACAAAAGCCATACAGGAATCTATGTAATTACAAGCTTCAATAACTTGTTCGTCAGGGACACAGCATACCACAGAGTCGTGGACTGTTAGCAAAATCCTATACTTCTTTTGTATTTCCAGCATTTGTTCTGCCATTACACAACGCGCTATGGCTTGGCATACATTTTCAATAACTTTGCCGCCGTATATTTTTATGTAACCCATGCGGGTTTTGTAGGAATACTGTTCCCTACCATCTTCATCTAACTCCATCTTAAGTTTGTTGTAATACATACTAAGACCTGACGGTAACTGGATGGCGTTTTCCTTTGGTAGGAGTTTTAGAACGCCTTTCTTACCTACCGTTGTTATGGCGTTGCCGTGCAGACATCCCAGTGCGGTATTAGCCGTTCGCCACAATTTAGTGATCTTGCTGTTGGCACTACGGTACACCCCCACAATGCGACGACATTCTTTCTCGTCAACTTCTACACCAAATGTTTTCAATTGTTCTCGGAATCGTACAGCGCCCATGCCGTATCCAGCACCAAGTATTGTAGTCTTACCTATGAAGCGTTGCTCTGGTGTGACTTTCTCTACTTTAGTTTTGTATATACTTGCAGCCATTATCTTGTATACATCTTCACCACGTTTGAATGCTAAGACCAAATCGTTTTGTTCCGCCAACCACGCCAGCACTCGTGCCTCTATCTGAGCAGAATCGGCTTGGATCAGGGTGTGCCCTTCAGGGACGCAAATACATGATTTCAATACCTTTGCATTTGGCCCTCGTGATGGTAAGTTTTGTAGGTTTACCTTATCAGAACCACCCCAACGCCCCGTATGCGCTGCGTAATATTTGATGGGAACTGGCATCTTCTTTCCACGGGTAGCAATATCCAAGAAGCGTTCTGTTCTTGTTTCTTCTAAAGTACTTTTCAAACCTAGTCTTGCAGCAACTAGCGTCTGTACTTCTATATCCTCATGTTCTTGTAGCGCCTTAAACCCCTCGTCTGTCTTGGCAAATGCGTAGGTTTCCTTGCCCGTACGTGCGCTGATTTTTGTTGGTGGTTCTACCCCGGCGTTACGTAACAACTCTGCAAACTTGTTGTTAGACATAAGGTTTTCTAACTCAACACCACTCTGTAAAAGAAGTTTCTCTTTTTGTTCTTTAAGGGTATCAAGATGGTTGTCTAGTTTGGCTACGTCTAGTTCAAGCATAGGTTCGATAAACATACGTAGGGTCATGTCTATCACCTTGAGTTCGATCATGGGGAACCCACGTTTCTTCATAAAGATGTCGAACAGTTTATAGGTCAACTCCACATCATTTATACAGTAGTCCCCATACTCGGCTAGTTCTTCCTCGGTAAAATCTCCCCTTCTCTTACCTTCTGCCTTGAGTACCTCGGTTCCTTTCTGACCGATGCCATACATATCAGACAACGCTTTAAGAGATGCCCCAGCATCCACCCCATGAAGAGCACGCCCCATACTGAGAGTATCAAAATAAACCCTACCCCTAATGCCAAAAAGCCAATTAAGAATAGCCCCATCAAACAAAGTATTGTGAGCCAGTATTGCAGAGTTAGCCCAATCGTACTCACTCTGTAGATAAGTTTTGAGATCATCGAACGCCCCGCTCAACCATTCAGTATCCCCGTCATTAACTTTTACAGCAACACCTATGACTTCAAAGTCAGGACTACGCACGTACTGCTCAGTCGTTAATTTCCTAAAGCCAAAAGTTTTGCTGTAATAAGTTTCAAAGTCTATTGTTATTATGTCCATTATAATTTTCTGCTTTCTTCTAAGGTTTTGTCGTACAAGTTATCAAGGTAGTCCCGCCAATCCTGTAAGATATCTAATTGGATAACGAAGTGCTCGTTATGAAAATCTTCCCAAAGGTCTATTTCACCCTCCCCTGCGTTGGGGTTGTAGTACAAAGTGCCATACTGCCAAACTTCTTTTTTCATTACAGTTTCCCCTTCTTTACTAGTGCTAAACGATTAGCCTCTTGTGCAGCAGCTATGTCTTTTTTATTTTGTCCGGTGTATGCGACAGCCAACTTTTCTTTAATGAGTAGTTTATTAATGGTCGTCCG